ATCACATTGCACATGTGGAACTTGGTGAACGCAAGGATGAAAACCCTTACGAAACATTTCGTGCATGGTATACTGAAGACTATCAATCATTCATTGACTATAACATCACAGACGTTGAGCTAGTCGATAGACTAGATGACAAGATGAAGTTGATTGACTTGATGATGACTATGACATACGAAGCGAAAGTGAATATGTCTGATTCCTTTACTTCTGTGAAGTATTGGGATGTGTTGATTTACAATCACCTTCTACAGAAGAAGGTTGTAATCCCACAGAAGTCTGCTCGTGGAAACAAGGCAGAGAAGTATATTGGTGCATATGTTAAGGAACCACAAGTGGGACAACACAAGTGGGTTCTGTCTTTTGACTTGAACTCTCTGTATCCACACTTGATTATGCAATACAATATCTCACCAGAGACTTTGTTATCAGACCAACTTAACTTTGGTGATGGTGGTGTTGATGCCATCATTGATGGTAAACTTGTTCCTAAGAAGGGACTTGATGAGAATGTAACTGCAACACCAAACGGTGCAATGTTCCGAAAAGATTTTCAAGGATTTCTTCCTGAGATGATGCAGTCGATGTATGATGATCGAACCATCTACAAGAAGAAGATGTTGGCTGCAAAGCAACAGTATGAGGACACGAAAGATGCTAAATATCTTAAAGACGTGTCTCGTTTCAATAACATCCAGATGGCGAGAAAGATTTCATTGAACTCTGCTTATGGTGCGATTGGTAACGAATGGTTTAGATACTATGACTTGAGAATTGCAGAAGGTATTACAACTTCTGGACAATTATCAATTCGGTGGATTGAGAGGAAGATCAATGAATACCTTAACAAAATTCTTAAAACAGAATNGGTTGATTACGTTTTGGCGTCAGATACCGATTCGGTTTATATCACTTTTGACAACCTCGTTAGTGGAGCGTTTGCGAATCGAAATGATCTATCGGAAGATCAGTATACCCAGAAAGTCGTGGACTTTTTGGACACAGTGGCTTCACAGAAGATGGAACCTTTTATTGATAAGAGTTATCAAAATCTTGCTGAAGTTATGAATGCATATGCCCAAAAGATGCAGATGAAGCGAGAAGTAATCGCAGACAAAGGCATCTGGACGGCAAAGAAACGATACATTCTAAATGCGTGGGATGTTGAGGGTGTTCGTTATCATGAACCACAACTCAAGATTATGGGTATCGAAGCGGTTAAGTCTTCAACCCCAGCTCCTTGTCGTGAGAAGATTAAACAGGCGTTGAAGGTTATTATGTCTGGAAATGAGAAAGATGTGAATGACTTTATCCAAGACTTCCGAAAAGAGTTTATGGAACTACCGCCTGAAGAGATTGCGTTCCCTCGTTCTGTGAACGGTATCGGTAAGTGGAGTAGTGGTGCAAGTATCTTCCAATCTGGAACTCCTATGCATGTCAAAGGTGCTATTCTTTACAATCACTTTACTAAACAGAACAAACTTAACAACAAGTATCCACTAATCCAAGAGGGTGACAAGATTAAGTTTTTGAATATGCGAACTCCAAATCCTATGCAATCGAATGTGATTTCGTTTATTACAAAACTTCCAAAAGAACTTGACATTCACAAGTATTTGGATTATGATAAACAATTCGAAAAGGCGTTTGTGGAACCACTTACGTTTATTATGAACCAGATTGGGTGGGAGATTGACAGAAGTTATGGAACCCAAACAACGCTAGAGGATTTCTTTTCATGATACTAAATCGGGATGATGCTTTATACGCTGCGAATGTATTCGTAGATTATTTTTCTAACTTTCACCGTATTGATGATTATCTACGGCGTGTGAAGTTAGAGCGTATGGAGAATTATCCAACCAGTTTGCCTGGCATGGGCCCCGAAGATGATATGTTCGGTGATTTTGATATGCATCCAAACGATATGGAATTTGAGTGTAGAGAAGTATCGTCTGAGATATTTGTGAACTATCTTGAAATTACAACATCTCATGCTGTTGAGGTGTCGGTGCCAGGCAAATCTATCAAGTGGGTAGTCTACGAAAAGAACTCTGGCAAGATTGCTGGATTCATTCGTTTAGGTTCACCTACTATCAACTCAAAACCTCGTAACCAGTTTTTGGGTAAACCTTTGGACACAATGAACCCTGCCGTGATGAAACGTTTCAACGACTCATCTATCATGGGTTTTATTATTGTCCCTACACAACCGTTTGGTTACAACTATCTTGGGGGCAAACTACTTGCCTCCATTTGTTGTTCTCATCTTACAAAAGAGACACTAGATAAGAAGTATGGTGGCCCATTCTGTATGTTTGAGACAACATCTCTTTACGGTTCTACCAAATCATCTTCACAGTATGATGGTATGAAACCGTTCCTACGTTACAAAGGTAATACTGTATCTGACTTTGCGCCACTTATCAATGATGACAACTATCGTAGATTGAATGATTGGTTTGTTGACAAGAACGATGGCGAACTTCTAGTTGCCGCAGATGCCTCATCTCGCAAACTGAAGACACAGACTAAAATGATTTCTATCATTAAATCATCATTGAAGAATGTGGAACCAGAAGAATACAAGAAGTTTGTTCAGACATTCAATGATGCAAAAGGACTAACTGAAAAGAAACGTTCTTACATGTCTGACTTTGGATATGAGAATGTCAAAGAATACTTGAACCTTGAGACTGATACACTTATCAAAAAGGATAACTATGACAGATATAGTTTTGAAGGTGTGGTTGATTGGTGGAAGAACAAGGCCTCAAAACGTTATGAGTCATTGAAGGCAGATGGACGTTTGAGAACTGAACTTGAAACTTGGAACAACAACGCAGATATTGATATTATCAGATGACATATAACGAAGAGAACCTAAAGATAGTATCTGATGTTATTGTGCAAAACTTAACACCAGATTTAATACCTAAAAAGTGGAGACAACGTAACTCCACTAATCCTATGTTTGGACATTGCCATACGGCATCTGCATGTCTACAAAAAGTGTTTGGAACAAAGACACTTAAATTATACAGAGCCCAAGATCATAATGATATTTGGCATTGGTGGTGTGTTGACGTTGATGGAAAACTTATCGACTTGACTGCCGACCAATATTACTCTGTAGGACAGGAACCCCCATATGAGAATGGAGAAAAGGCATCCATGTTGGGGTTTGCTTATAGAACAAGAACACTAGAATTATTGGACAGAGTTAAAAAACAACTTGACATTGACTGACTATTCTGGTATATTGTTACTCATACCTCAAACCATAGGAAAAACAAATGACTGATGACACCCTACTCGTAGATTACGTTCGATTCGTTGATGAAGTAACCAGTGAAGAATCTAAAGATGCAACTGCATTTGCAGACTCACTAGATATTATTGAGGAGGCATCTGGTGTTCCCCCAGAACGTCTACTAACGGCGGCATTGGGAATATGTGCAGAAGGTGGCGAATTCACAGAAGTTGTGAAGAAGTGTGTATTCCAAGGGAAACCAATGGATGAGCATACCGTCTATCATTTGAAACGTGAAATGGGTGATATCATGTGGTATATCGCACAAGGATGTATTGCACTAGATACTTCACTTGAGGAAATCATTTATATGAATACCGAAAAACTAGAAGCACGATATCCAAATGGATTCGATGCATTTCGCTCTGAGAACAGAGCCGAAGGAGATATTTAAGTATGGACTTTTTTAAGGACATTGCCAAAACAGCGGGCAACGAATACGCTGCACTTGTATCAGATGGTGTTGAAGCAGGGGATGTAGATTCCTTCATTGATACAGGTTCCTACATCTTCAACGCACTTATCTCTGGTAGTATCTATGGTGGACTACCAGCAAACAAAATCACTGCGGTTGCAGGCGAATCTGCAACTGGTAAAACTTTCTTTGTGATGGGCATGGTAAAGTCATTCCTTGATGCAAACCCAGATGCTGGTGTGTTGTATTTTGAGTCTGAATCTGCAATCACAAAACAAATGGTTGTTGATCGTGGTATCGACCCTGCTCGTATGGTTATTCTTCCAGTTACAACTGTGCAAGAGTTTCGAACTCAGGCAATCAAAGTATTGGATGCATACCTAACACAAAATGAAGCAGACAGAAAACCAATGATGTTGTGTCTTGACTCACTTGGTATGTTGTCTACAACGAAAGAAGTAGAAGACACTGCTGATGGTAAAGAGACTCGTGACATGACACGGGCACAAGTTCTCAAGGCTGCATTTCGTGTGTTGACTTTGAAACTTGGTAAAGCAAAGGTTCCAATGGTAGTAACTAACCACACATATGATGTTGTTGGTTCTATGTTCCCCACTAAAGAAATGGGTGGTGGTTCTGGTTTGAAGTATGCAGCATCATCTATCGTATATCTTTCTAAGAAGAAGGAGAAGGATGGAACTGAAGTTGTTGGTAACATTATTCACTGTAAGAATGCGAAGTCTCGTTTGACTATTGAAAACAAGATGGTTGATGTTCGTCTGATGTATGAACGTGGACTTGATCGTTATTATGGATTGTTGGAACTTGCACTAAAGTATGGTATCTTCAAATCAGTATCAACTCGTATTGAGTTGCCTGATGGAACAAAGACATTTGGTAAGACAATCAATAATCAACCAGAGAAGTTCTTTACACCAGAGATTATGCAACAACT